ATTTACAGGAGAAGCACGGCACAAGGAAGCGGGGCTTATGGCTTAGTTGAGGAATACACTCCGACAAGCGCACAAGGCTCTCCACTAACAGAAATCCCTTTCCAGTTTATCGGATGGGAAAACAATGACGAAACTCCAGATCTTCCCCCGCTTTACGATCTATCAGTTTTGAATCTGGCTCACTTTAGGAACTCTGCAGATTATGAGGAAGCTTGCTACATTGTCGGACAACCTACGCCATACATGACGGGCTTAGATCAGTCATGGGTTGATGATGTTTTGAAGGGGCAAGTTCACTTAGGATCTAGATCAGCCGTGCCACTGCCAGAAGGCGGCTCTATGGGGCTTGTGCAAGCCTCTGCTAACTCTATGCCCAAAGAGGCGATGGATACAAAGGAACGTCAAATGGTGGCGTTAGGGGCAAAGCTCGTAGAGAATAAAAACGTCCAAAGAACAGCAACGGAAGCGGGAATGGATAACGCATCTGAAACAAGCGTTTTAGCTTCTGCAGCTAACAATACAGCGGAGGCATTTAGAACGGCTCTTAAATGGTGCATGGAGTTTGTCGGAACAAGTGGAGAAGTTGATTTCTCACTGCATACAGATTTCGTAAATCATACACTTAATCCTCAACAGCAAGGGGCTTTACTTTCCCTCTGGCAAAACGATGTTCTAACATGGGATGAGCTTAGAGATAATCTAAAGAAAGCTTCCATTGCAGAACTGCCTAATGATGAGGCTAGAGATATTATTGACGCAAGCGCATTAGATGGGCTGGATCAGATTGATGATGAAGTTGATGATGTAGATGAAGAAGAGGAAAACGATTAACCCTTATGTTGGCTCTTTTTCTGAAAAACTTTTTGAATGGCTAACTCAATAATAGACATAGCTACAAGGCATCAAGTCTTGTTAGAAAGGCTTAAAGCTGGAAAGATTAGAGACTACAAAAAAGTAGTTAAATGGTTTGAGCGTGACTTGATAGCAAAGGCTAACAGCCTAGGAGTAAACTCAATAAATGAGCTAACCAAAAAAGAGCTAAATTCTCTTATTAGTTATTCAACTGAGTTAAGCAAAAAATACCAGACTGTAGCGGTAGATGATCTAACAAAAGATTTATCCAAGCTGGCAAAAGATGATGCTCTATTTGAAAGAGACGCTATTAAATCCGTTGTTAAAGGGGCTGCTGTTAATTCAGCCGCAAACATAGCTTATGCTGCAGCTTTGGCTTCTCCTATTAGCGCAACTGGAGAACTGTTAAAGCCATTTATAAAGAACTGGTCACAAACACGAATCAATCAAGTAAATGGAGTTATCCGAAAGGGATACAAAGAGGGGCAAACTCTAAGCCAGATGACTCAACTAATAAGAGGCACAAGAGCTAACAATTTTAAAGACGGGCTAACCTCTTTGCAAACAAGACAAGCAGAGGCAGTAATTAGAACCTCAGTCCAACACGTTAGTGCTACTGCTAGGATGCAGACTTGGGAGGCTAACAGCGATATCATACAGGCTTACAAATGGCGTTCCACATTAGACGGAAGGACAACGCAAAGGTGCAGAAGCTTAGACGGGTTAGAGTTTGAAATGGGGCGTGGACCTATGCCCCCAATTCACATTAATTGCAGATCAACAATTAACTTTGTGCTAGATCCATCTCTAGGTTTAGATGCTCTTGATAAGGGCGCAACAAGATCAGCACTAGGCGGGGAAGTTTCAGCAAAACAGACTTATTACGATTGGCTAAAAAAACAGCCTAAAGGATTCCAAGAGCAAGCTATAGGTGTTCAAAGAACCAAATGGCTAACAGATGGAAAGCTTACAGCAAAACAATTCGCTGCCCTTAACCTAGATAAGAACTTCAACCCTCTAACGCTTGCTGAGATGAAAGCAAAGAGAAGCTCTATAATTTCTAACAAATATGGAACTACAGCTAAAAAAACAGCGGCTAAAACAACTGTAAGAAAAAGCGCACAAATCAAGCCTAACACAAGCTTGGGCTTGGCGTTTCCAAAGCCAGAAGTTATAATTCCAAGCAATGATATTGCTTTAATTAAAAGCGACACGGCAAAAATAATGAAGGGGGTAACAGTTAGCAAGAACACGAAGGCACTTGATAAAGCTGTAGATATGCTTGATAAGGAAAACGCTATATTGGTTGACCTAGATAAGAAATACAAAAGGGAAAAGAACAGACTTCTAAAACAGGCACGGGCTGATAAATTTAATGAACAAGCTGTAATAGTTAGAAGGCTGATAGCTGTTAGAAACGCTGAAATTGCTAAAATCAAAGCGGTTACACAGAAAACAGATGATCAATTAAAGGCTGCAATCTTTAAAAAGAGGCATGACGAAAAACTCAACCCCTTAAAGGTTCTGCGGGGTAACGTAGAAAATAAAGCGAGACTATCGCAAGCAAAAGAGTTGTTAGAAAATGCCTTAAGTGCTGATAACTTGAAGGCTATAAAAAACAATAACAGGCTAACAACAGCTTCATTTAGCCGTGCAAGAGATTTTAGAGCGCATTATAAAAAGGGAATGAGCAGAATCTACCTAAGAACTGATGAAAGCGTTTCCGTAATGCTTCATGAGATGATGCACAGCCTAGAGTATTCCAGACCAGAAGTAAGCAAAAGGAGCAAAGCCTTTTTAGCCAAAAGGGGCGCAGGGGAAAGACCGCAAAGATTAAGGGAGCTAACAGGAAACCCCAATTATGATTACTCAGAGATTGCCATAGAAGATAAATTTAAAAAACGTGGAGGCAGTCACTACATGGGAAAAGTTTATGACAGAGAATCAACAGAGATTCTAACAATGGGCGTAGAAAGACTTCTTGGTGATCCAACAAACTTTTACCTAGACGATAGAGAGTATTTTGATTTCATGATAGAAATTCTAAACTTATGATTAATAGCGAAACTATAAACTTTGACTTGTTAGGATATGGCAAGTTTATGATGGACTACAGAGGCTTAAAATACTTGGGCAACTTTGAGGGACTCCCATACGATGAGACGGCAGATGATCTAACAGAAAGCTTTAATAGTATTTACACTGTAAGAAGTCACATTACACCAAAAGAAGGATTGGACTTTATTCCTGTTCATTTCCTAACAAGGAAAAAATATATTCAGAACGTAGAGGTTACAAACGAAAAGGAAATAGAACCTTCCACCTCTGATCTAACTTATTGAATAATGGAACTAAGCAATACAGCAAAAAACAGCGTAACAAATGATCTGTTAATCAGCAAAGCCTCTAACGAAAGTTATCGTAAGGGCTATGATAGGATCTTTGGAAAGAAAACAATCTCTGGCAAGTTGCCAACAGAACAAAAAACAAAAACCAAACAAGGAAAATAAACCTATGAAATTAAACGTAAATGCAGAAGAATACGAATTGTTAGATGATGCTATTAAATCCGAATACAAGCAGGGTGCAAATGGCTATGAACTAACAGTTGACGGCTTAGAAGATACTGGAGCTTTGAAACGTGCTAAAGAGCATGAGAAAGAAAGACGGCAAAAAGTAGAATCAGAGCTTAAGGAAATCAAAGACCAACTAACACTTAAAGAGGATGAAATTATTGATCTCCGCAAGGGTGCTGTTAGTAAGGATGATGTAGATGCTTTAGAGCGTTCTTACAAAGAGAAGCTTGAGAAAAGCGAGAAGGAATATACTGGCAGAATCAACGATGCAGAAGGTTCTTTACGTTCTATGCTAGTTGACAACGTAGCTTCCAAAATCGCTAACGAAATTTCAACAGTTCCCGATCTTATGAGCGGGGCAATTTCTGCTAGACTAACAACTGAGATAGTTGACGGAAAAGCAACGACAAGAGTTTTAGATCGTGATGGGAAGCCATCCGCTCTAACAGTTGATGAGCTAAAAAAAGAATTTGTTGCCAACGAGAAATTTTCCTCTATTATCGTGGGTAGTAATGCTAGTGGGAGCGGTGCAATCGGTAGCGGTAATGGAAGCGGTGCTTCTAAGAAATTCAGCGATATGTCGGAAGCTGATAGAGTATCTTTATATAAGGACTCTCCAGATGACTATCGCAAACTTCGTGATCAAGAGCAAACACTTGCTCAATGATCTAACAAAAATCAAAACTAACTAATAAAACATTATGGCTAACGTCCAACTATCTGATGCTATCATTCCACAGGTCTATCTTGATTATGTGGCTAATGACAGCCCCGAAAAAACCGCTTTCATCGAAGGCGGTATTGCAGTAACTAACCCCGTGCTAGGTCAACAGGCTAACAGCGGTGGCAATGTTGTAGAGATTCCACATTGGAATGACCTCGCAACTGATGAACCTAACATTGGTGATACTACTGACAACGATGCAACTCCTTACAAGCTAACCTCTGGCAAGCAAACTGCCCGAGTAGCTTATCTTAATAACGGCTGGGCAGCTAAAGATCTTGTCGGTGAAATTGCTGGCTCTGATCCTATGCGCCGTATCCGTGACCGCACTGATCGCTATTGGATGCGCTCTTGGCAGAAACGCCTTCTTGCTTGTGCTGAAGGTATCCAAGCGGGTAACGTAGCAGCTAACAGTTCTGACATGGTAAATGATATTGCCATTGAAGACGGAGCTAACGCAACTGCAGCTAACCTTATCGGACGTTCTGCAGTAGTTGAAGCAGCTTTCACCCTTGGAGATTCTTTCGGATCTACTGGAGTTATTGCACTTCACTCTGCAGTTTATAAGCGTCTCGTCAATCTTGATGACATCGACTTTGTAGCTGATTCATCTGGCACTCTTAATATTCCTAGCTACCTCGGTAAGCGTGTTGTCATTGATGACTCCATGCCTGTAATCGCTGGTGGAACTTCTGGCTTCAAATACACCACCATGCTTTTCGGTGAAGGTGCTATTGGATACGGAATGGGAACTCCTGCAGTTCCAGTTGAGGTAGATCGTGATCCAGCTAAAGGTGTTGGTTCTGGTCTTGAAACTCTTTGGGAGCGCAATACTTGGTTGATTCACCCAAGCGGATACAACTTCACTTCTGCTGCTGTAGCTAGTGAGTCTCCAACTCTTGCAGAGCTTCGCACTGCTGGAAACTGGACACGTGTATTTGATCGCAAGAGCATCCCTATTGCTTTCCTTGTTACAAACGGCTAATCCCTTTGTTAAGGTTTGGGCGGGGAGTGTTTACGGTTCGCTCCCCGCCCTCTTAACTAACAGAAACCGAAAAACATTATGTCAGATAAAAACAAAGCATGGACTCCTAGCGACAAGCAAGAAGCTCCAAAGAAAAAAGCAGCGAAGAAAGCTTCAAAGACTGAAGTCAAAAAAGCTAAAGTTGACGGGCTAAATGCTGATGGAAATATTGCGGGGGAAAGAGTATCTTTCGAGCAAATCCAGCAAGGCATGAAGAAGCAATCACAGCCAGTAATTGAACGCTCTAGTAGGCGCAAACGATAACTAACAGATGGCTTTAATTATTGAAGATGGAACGGGCGTGGATAATGCCAATTCTTACATAACAGTTGCAGAGGCTAGAGCCTTTGCTTCTCTTAGAAGTTTAATCCTTCCCTCTAGTGATTCAGAGGTGGAGGTTTTAATAGTTAAAGCTTTCGATTATTTAGAATCGTTAGACTACAAAGGCAATCACGCAAACCCCCCGCAATCAGCGGAGTTCCCAAGGCGTGATTTATATTTGCAGGGGGTTCTATTTTCAGAGTCACAAATACCTTATAAATTAAAGCAAGCGCAATCACAGCTAACTTATGAAGCTGTTAATATAGACTTACAGCCAACAGGAAACGGCAAGGAAGTTATTAAAGAGAAGGTTGACGTTGTAGAGGTGCAATATTCAGAGAAAGGAATCAATGTTGCCCGACCTACATTCACAACTGTTAATTCCTTTCTAAAAGATCTGTTAAAAAGCGGTTTGTCTAGTGGGCATCTTATAAGCACAAGAGTCTAACAATGTCAGAGTTTTATACAGGATTAGCAAATACAGCCAATGTTCTTTTGAAGGACAAGGGGCAAGCAATCACTGTAAGAAGAGAAATAGAATCATATGATCCTATCACGGCTGAAACTATTCTAACACAATCTCTAGTTCAAACTTTGAATGGTGCTGTATTCAGCAAATCAAAAACAATTTATGATAACTCCTTAGATGAAGAAAAGATTTTAGGTAATACTAAAACTGTTTTGCTTTCAACTGTAGGATCTCAATTTGTTCCAGAAATAAA